GTCTCTGCCAAGGCTTTCGGCTTATCGGTATCAATGCCAAGCCATTGCAGAAGTCTATCGCTTGCTGCGTCCACCGACTCGGGCATAAATAAGTTTTTTAGGCTATTAAAAAATCCCATTTTATCCTGTCATTCCTTTCAAAAAATTCTCTACATAGTCGTTATAGCTTTCCGATTCAAAATCGTGATATAAAGCCAACTTAAATGCACCCAAGGTCGCATCCACGGGGTCTATTCGCTTAGTGGTTGCATCCTTGTCAATCTTTATCAAACCGTTATTTGTCCTTACAACCGCATTTGACATCGCATAATTAAAAAGCGGATTATGTAAGTAAAGAACATTGCCCGAATAAACCTGCTCTCTGAATCCTTGAGTGCTTTCGTTCAAGCTCTTGTGACTCTGATACACTTCTTCGACCGTGTAGCCTTCATCTGATAAGTCCATCATTAACTTTGAAGCGTTTGCAGGGTCGAAACACAAGCACTGTATATCAAGTCGATATTTTTCGCATTCATCAATGACGTAACGCATTACAGTAGCTTGGTCGACTATCGGCGTATTTGTAAGTGTCAAATATCCCAAACGCTCCCACGCATCATACGGAACCTTATCTTTTATGATGTGTTCTCTAAGCTTGTTGACCGTCGGGATAAAGCTGTGCGTCCAAACGGCGTAATAGACTATCTTCTTGCCACTGCTGTCCAGTTTATCGGTCTGATAAGGCACAATAAAAGCGACCGATGTAAGGTCGATTTTTGACGACATATCAAAGCCGACATACACAGGGCGCCCTCTTAAGTCGATAGGGAACTCCTTGACTTCGCAAGCTTTCCATTTTTTCATGTCCATATAACCGTTATTTGCGGCCGATACCCAAATATTGAGTACTTTAGTCATGAAAGCTATCATTTTTTCGGGTATCTGCTTAGCAATCTCGTAATCTTCGGCTATTTTTTTGATACCCTCATCGTAAAAGGCCCTTATGGGGTTGGCTTTTTGCCATGTTTCAAGTGCTCCGGGGTCGTCTCCCTTATCAGCTTCGCAAATATCAATAAAGTATTCGTCATTCTTAACATCAACATCAGGATCTAAAACCTTTGAGCAGTAGTCATATTCTTGCGTATAGCAAGGGTATGTTAAATCCTTGCCTGCTGTGGTGATTATCGTCAACATAGGCTCTTTAGTGTTTGAGCCAAGCCCCAAGTCGTAAAAATCGGTCGTTGGGTGTTGGTGGTATTCCAATTTGTTATCTTATCGGCTCTTTATCCGATAATTCTTATAGTTTCCTATAAGTTCAGACTATATTTTCACATTAAAAAAGCACCCTTGTCGGATGCTCTAATGTGTCGGGGGCTCGTGGCAAGATTATTGCTCTCTTAACGCTCACTTGCTAGTCGTTACAAATGCAGTTGATTGCTGCACTCTCGGTATTAGCATAGGCTTTTGCCCTTAGCCTTCACCGATACACCCCGATTTATACTCGACAAATCTCTATCGAGTATCAAACATGCAGGATTGGTACCATCGCCCGTCTTGCCATCTTCTTTCGATAACGGCTTTATAAAAGAGCCTGTTTTGATGTGTACTATTTCATCACGCTTGAAATTGAATTTTGACCGAAGTATTGAGCCTTTTGTCATCAAATTACATTCACTGAATACAATTTTCGACTGGTCTCTTTTTGTACCGGCTGTATACACTTCGTATGTCTCTATGTTTTTTGTGGCTTGTATAGCTATTTCGAAAAGTGCTTCGCCTGCTTCCATTTGAGATTTCAACTTGTTATCGTATAGGCTTTTTATCCTATACTTCTTACTGTCGCCAGTAAGTTCAGCATATATTTTCACCTTCAACATTACTTGCTAAGGTGTCGGACACTCGTGGGAACTTTACATTCTTGCTTTTTGCAAGGTTCAGTTCCTATGCGTTACAATGCTCTAAGCCTTTTATTGCCTAGAGTTATCTCGGTGTTGTCTATCATAAATAGTAAATTCTTGCATCTTCAATCTTTTTAAGATTTTCAAGGTTTGAATGACAATTCTTTGAAATTTTATAGGGTTTGTTTGATTTAATTATGGTCATAAGTGTGCTTTCGCTTACCTTTAAGGCTTCGCTACAATACTTCAAGCATCCAAACTGCTCTGTCATTCCGTTTGCATACTCTACTACTGTTTTTCTTGCGCTAGGATGCTTATCCGGTTTGATAGCTCTAAGCCTTTCCTTGAACTCTTCTGAATGATGTTTTCCAAGCATCCCTCTAGGATGTCCATTCTTCCAGTTGTTTCCGCACTTTCCTTCAGCGTTTAGTCGCTTCATCAATTCACTTTGTTTCAACTTCTTCTCTTCGCTGTGGTGCTTCCCTTTCATCCCTCGTGGATGTTCTTTGTATATGAGTCCGCCGTTGCCACCTTCCGCAATATTGTATCCCTTACTTTTATTCCTAGAGTCATACAACTGTATATAAAGCTTCTCTTTCCATATTTTTTGATAGCATTCCAAAAAGGTCTGTTGTTCTCCTCACCTTTTCCCGGCTTATATTCAATTCCGTTAGAACGCCATCTTCTTTTTATATCATTTGTTTTGCCTATATAAATTTTCCCGTTTTGTTTGCATCTATGCATATATACTACATAGTCCATATTTAACCTCTATATGATAGATTTTCACCGATTTTGCCCGATAGTAATTCGCGATATTTCTATCACGAACGCCAAATTCTAGCATTTTTTCGTCCTACCTCCGTAAAACTCTTTTTAAATCTCTTCTTCCCTGTCTCTCTGTGTACCCATCCGTAAAGCTGGCAAGTTCTGAACTTTTGCCAGTCGTTTAACTCTATCGGCTTACCTGCTAAAGCACCCTTTGAATGCCTTAGCAAAGCGAACCATGTGACAATTTTGTTTGCGTTGTCTTCGCTCCAGATATAAGGAAAGTCAGCTGTACCTACTCTGTCCAAATCATCAAGAAACCTTTGACATGCCCACTTGTGTTTTTGTCCTGACGGGATTTCATCCGCTAAGCAGCTTCTTGCATACTGCTTGATATCCTCCAAGTGGCTCATATCTATATATCTCCAAACATCTGCATCAAGTTTTCTTCCTGTCCTTTTGCCTTTTCTGATGCAATCTTAAGCCTTGAGCTTGCAGACATACCCAATGCGCTTCCGGAGGTGTCCATGTCTTTCTTTGCCTGTTCCATAATTGCATATATGGGGTTCGGCTTTTCGCCTGAACTTGTTTTCACTGTTGGGCAGAAATCTTTTTTCTTTGTTTCCTTTAGTGCCTGCAGGTACATTGAATAGGCATTTGCGTATACAATCATGCTATTACGGTCTAAATTGCCTATTATGTCGATACTCTGCAGGTTCTTTCGTACCCTTTCGTATTCTCTCTTTGCTGTTGCATCCAAAAAGACCGATGAAGGAAGCTTTTCTAATTCATCCTTATCGGTCTTGATTAACGACTCTTCATATTCTCTTTTTGCCCTGACGTCCTTTTTTATATTGCCAGTCTGCAACGAAATAATTTTCCTTGGTCTACCCATTCGCCCTCCTTCCTGCTCCTGTCGTGAACAAAAATGTCCACTTTTGGCGACTATTTAGAAATTTATGTAAACAAAACTGGGGCAGCGGTCGTTGTATACAATATACAAACTTTTTACTATCCCCCTACCCTGCATCGCTGTATCTTTTTCTTTATCTCTTATATACTTACCTGCTTAATTAAACTCTTTAATATCTCTTGTGTCCTTGCCTTGTCCTCTGCGCTCTTTCTATACAGCGCGTGTATTTCGTCATGGCTTGACCTTGATAGAGGTATCAGATTATCTTCTACATAGAACAATAACGGATTGTCCTCTGCTGTAACAATATGATGTACAGTGTGAGCGTACTCAATGCGTCCGTGCAAAAATGCCCACGGATCCAGTCCATTGTATCGTGCAATGATAATGCCCATCCGCCCCCACTCAAAGAAGGAATTATGAAAAAGCTTTTTTGTTCACTCTTCACATATACATAATATCATGTATTCATTTTCATTTTTATTCATTTTTTTCACTCTTTTCGGAATAATATAGTTCTTCAAATTTTTTCAGAGCATTCCTATAGGATTTATGCACCGCCCCAACAGAGTAATGTGTTTCATCTGATATCATTTCAAATGTCATATCTGATACATAATACATTGACAATATTATCTTGTGCTTATCATTCGGTAACTTGTCAATTAATCCTCTTGCTTCAGCCTTTAACTCCATCAGCTTAATGATATCTAAATTTATTTGTTCCTTTAGCTCCAACATTTTTATTACAGCATTTTCTATACCACCACTTCCACCACCTTGTACCCTTTCGCTAAATCCTGCATTTACTTTTGTTGTCAATGCGGCCATTCGCTCTTTTTCTAAGAGTTTAGCTTTGATCATGTTATCAAGGCTTTTTAATTGTTTAAGATATTCTTTTGCTGTCATTACTTCCACCCCGCGACCATCAATCTCACGCTTATCGCTAAAGCTTCTAAAAGACTCACCTCGCCCTTTTCGGGATACATTTCTTTAAGCCTTTCCCATGCCTCAGCTCTTCCTTTCTCTTTCTCTTTCATTTCTATTTCTGAATCTCTCATTATTTCAAGCGCTTGTGATATGAAAAAATCATACATGTGTCTAGTCGCTTTGAAATTTGAAAAAAGTATGCTTTTTTCTATGTAATCATGGCAGTACCCTTTTTCTTTTAGTAGCTTTTGATTTATTTTTGCTTTTTTTCGCTTAGTTGTGCATACCTTCCACTTGCTTGTCTGATATGCACAAGTATCGCAACATTTTCCCATTACTCACCTCTTATATATCTTTCTTGATGCTTGTTAAATCGCTGTTCCACGGAACATATGTCATTCCAATCCCCTCTTTTGATTCAACTTCTATAGAGGTCGGAAAATTAGGAGCAAAATCTGGAGAGTATGTGGTTTTTACAATTTTAAGGTCTGTCATGTGATTCATCTCACAAAGAGCAGCATCTTCGGCAGTTTCATATTTACAACCACAGCGTTCACAAATAAACCATACTTCTTTTCTCATTGCTTTATCCCTCCCATTCCGGGCATATCATCTTGTCATCTACAAAATCACCGCACTGATCACTTCTTGTGCAAATGCAGACTCCTGCGTGCACAAAATGTTCTTTGTACCAACTGCAGTTTTTACATGTTTTACTGCTGTCTTTCTCTGCTTTAATCCTCCTGATTTGTCTTTTCAGCTTCTTGTCGACTATAAGCGATACGGTCGTCTTATCGCTTTCATCATCTAGCAGTTGAGTAAGCATTATATGCACATCTGCTATCTCTTCAAGTACCGCCCTTGAGTGGCTTTCTTTGCCCTCAAGGATATCTTTTTGCAGTGCGACTATAAGCTCTGCAAGCTCTTCGATTGTCTTCGCCTTTTGATGTTGCATTCCGTAATGATTTAATATCCGCCTTGCTTGCTCTTTAATCATATCCATCTTCGCTCCTCAACTCTCAATTTGGCCATGCCATAATATTTCTTATCTATCTCATATCCGACATATTGTAATCCGTACTCTTCAAACGCTATCAAACTGGAAGCACTACCCACATGCGTATCAAGGACTAACTGCCCCGGCTTTAAATATTTTTTAGCTATCCATCTGTAAAGATTTACAGGCTTTTGTGTTGGATGTATTCTTTTTTCGTTAAGCTTTTTGTTACCTTGCTGTATCCATCCTTCTTCTATGCTTTTCCCTTGCATCATGCCATTCCACATGTATCTAAAAAGTCGTGTACCGCTATGGAATGATGTATATGCAATTTCACAATCTGAAAAGCTACTTTTGCCGTTGCATTTGTCCCAAACTATTCGTCCTGAGCTAAATTTATAATCAAAATAATTACATCCGAAAATTATTTGTTGTTTACTGATTCTGAATAATTCTTCAAAATACTCTTTTGGTGGAACGTTCCAAGCCTCTCTCGTCTCGTATATCCTCTGTACTCCAATTGGACTAACTTTTCTTCC